CGGTGATAACTTTATCGGTAAGGCCAAGATCATGACAGAGACTCCTATGGGTCGGATTGTGAAAAACTTGATGGATGAAGGAGCGAGCTTGGGTGTTTCATCACGGGGAATGGGGTCGCTTAAAAACAAAAATGGTGCTGCAGAGGTACAGAACGATTTTTACCTTGCTACAGCAGCAGATATTGTAGCAGATCCATCTGCGCCAGATGCTTTCGTTGAGGGTATTATGGAAGGTAAGGAATGGGTTTGGGATAACGGTGTTATCCGTGAAGCAACCATCAATGACTATAAGGAAGTAATTAAGGAAGCTCCTTCCAAAGATTTAACAGAAGCCAAACTTAAAGTTTGGTCTGACTTCCTGTCCAAGCTATAATTTTTATAAATAACATTAGACCACTCAAAGGAGTTTTAAAATGTCTGAACAAGATATTCAAGAAGTGGAGCTTCAGGAGACTGAGCAGCAGGTTGAAGAATCTGTTGAGACAGTAGAAGAAGAGCAACTTGACGAGTTTAAAGCGTCAATGGGCGATCCTTCAGAAGTGCCTGAGCCAACTTCAACTAAGGCAAAGCCACGCAAGGGCGACAAAAAAGTAACGGACGATCCACAGGATTCTCCTACTGCTGTTAAAGTACCTGGCACTAAGGCAGGTATGATCAACGCCATGATGTCTAAGATGAATGAGATGCCTACAAAGCAACTCAAGGCATCTTTTGGCAAGATGATGTCTGGCTTAAAGATGGAAGAGATCGAAGTAGAAGAAGATACTATCGAAGAAGTTCATAGTGTCCGCGATCTTCCAAAGATTACCTCTGAAGACGTTTCAGTAACCGAAGACGTAAATGCTATGTTTGAAGGTGCTGACGATCTGAACGAAGAGTTCAAAGAGAAAGCTGCTACTATTTTTGAAGCAGCAGTCGTTGCTAAGGTAAATGAGCAGCTTGAAAAGATCTCGACTAACTTTGAAGCAGAGCTTGCAGAAGAAGTGGAGACTCTTCAGAAAGAAATGTCCGATAATCTTGATCAATATCTCGACTACGTAGTTGAGCAGTGGATGGAAGAAAACCGTCTTGCTGTAGAACAAGGTTTGAAAGCTGAAATGGTAGAAGACTTTTTAAGAGGCCTTAAGGGTTTGTTTGAAGAGCACTACATTGAAATCCCAGACGAGAAGGTTGACGTTGTTGAAGAACTCGCTGCTAGGACTGAGGAATTGGAGTCCAAGTTGAACGAGCAAATCGAAAAGAACGTTGAGCTTCACGGTGTTGTTGAGCAATATAAAAGGGATCAGCTGATTGAGTCAGTAAGCGCAAGCCTAACTGATACTCAAAAGGCTAAATTTGAGACCTTAGCTGAAGGAATTGATTTTAGTGATGAAGAGACTTTTGTTAATAAACTTAGTGTTATTAAGGAAAGTTATTTTGGCAAAGGTGAGGAAGTAACTTCATCATATGAGTTGGACGACGATGAGCCACTAACAGAAGAAACTGCTGACAAGCAAGTTCCTGCTGAGATGGCAAATTACGTAAATGCCATTTCTAGGTCCATAAAGAAGTAATATTATAAATAACTTTAGATAGATTAGAGGAGACTATCATGTTATCTGAACAACTTATCGAGAAGTGGCAGCCAGTGCTCGATCACGGCGATCTCGGCGAGATCAAAGATTCACATCGTCGTGCTGTAACTGCTCAACTTCTGGAAAACCAAGAGCGATCAGCTCGTGAGCAAGCAATGGGTTCAGGTGGATACCAAATGCCATCGCTGTTGGGTGAGGCTTCGCCTACCAACGCAATGGGTGGTTCTTCCGCTCCTGCTACTTCACCAGCTGGTAACGTAGACCTTTTTGATCCAGTACTGATTTCTTTGGTACGACGATCTATGCCAAACCTGATTGCATACGACGTATGTGGCGTACAGCCAATGACTGGTCCTACTGGACTGATCTTTGCAATGCGTGCACGTTACAACAGTCAGTCTGGCGCAGAGGCTCTGTACAACGAAGCTGATACTTCACACTCTGCTTCAGCTTCTGGTAACAGCGCTTCTAAAGCTGTTATCGATGGTGAAGGTAACCCAGGTGTAGGTCAGGCTGGTTCTGATCCAACTACTCGTGCAGTAGGTAACACTTACTCTGTTGAGACTGGTATGCCTACCACGGCTGCTGAAGCCCTGGGTGATGGTGCTGCTAACCAGTTCCAAGAGATGGCCTTCTCAATCGAGAAAGTTGCTGTAACGGCTGTTTCACGTGCTCTGAAAGCTGAGTACACGATGGAACTCGCTCAGGACCTGAAAGCTATCCACGGCCTCGACGCTGAGACTGAGCTTTCCAACATCCTGTCAGCTGAGATCCTGGCTGAAATCAACCGTGAAGTTGTCCGAACGATCAACTACACTGCTACAGCTGGTGCTCAGCAAAACGTTGCTTCGGCCGGTACTTTCAACCTTGACGTTGATTCAAACGGTCGTTGGTCTGTAGAGCGCTTCAAGGGTCTGATCTTCCAGATCGAGCGTGACGCTAACCAAATTGCTAAAGACACTCGTCGCGGTAAGGGTAACATCCTGATCTGCTCTTCTGACGTAGCTTCTGCTCTTCAGATGGCTGGCGTTCTGGATTACACTCCTGCACTGTCTGCTAACTTGAACGTAGACGACACTGGTAACACCTTCGCTGGTGTACTGAATGGTCGGATCCGTGTTTACATCGATCCATACTTCAGCTCTTCAGCTGGTAACCAGTACTACACTCTTGGCTACAAGGGCTCTAGCGCCTTTGATGCTGGTATCTTCTACTGCCCATATGTACCTCTGCAGATGGTACGTGCGGTTGGCGAGGACACCTTCCAGCCTAAGATTGGCTTCAAGACTCGTTACGGCATGGTTGCTAACCCATTTGCAGAAGGCGGTACTGCCGGCAATGGTACAATCAGCTTCAACAACAAGAACGTATACTACCGCCTTGTTTCAGTAACGAACCTGATGTAATAAAAAGACCCG